ACCGGATGGCAACGGCCCCGCGTGTGGGACCCACCACTAACCAATGAAAACGCTCCCTGAAAGCTACGTTATCTTGATTTTTCGTTATTTAACACGTGTCGTGTGAATATTGGTTGCATCATGTGGGATCCTATCGTGAACGATCTACCTGAAACCGTACATGGGTTTCGTTCTATGCTTGCAATCAAGTATCTACAGGCTGTAGAAAATACGTATTCTCCGGATACGCTGGGATACGATCTTGTACGTGATTTGATATCTGTTCTACGTGCAAGAAATTATGTCGAAGCGACCAGGAGATATCATAATTTCCACGCCCGCATCAAAGGTGCGACGACGTTTGAACTTCGAAAGCCCATTTGCCAACCGTGCCATTGCCCCCATTGTGGGCGTCACAAGAAGACAGGCCTGGGTCAACAGGCCCACGAACAGGAAGCCCAAATGGTATCGAATTTACAAAAGCCCAGATGTGCCTAGGGGCTGTGAAGGCCCATGCAAGGTCCAATCATTCGAGTCCAGACATGATATATCTCATATTGGCAAGGTGATGTGCGTAAGCGATGTCACACGTGGCATTGGTCTTACTCATCGAGTTGGCAAGAGATTTTGTGTAAAATCTGTGTATGTTTTGGGAAAGATCTGGATGGATGAAAACATAAAGACTAAGAACCACACTAATAGTGTGATGTTCTTTTTGGTTCGTGATCGGAGACCAATCGACAAGCCACAAGATTTTGGTGACGTTTTTAATATGTTTGATAATGAGCCCAGTACGGCAACTGTGAAGAACGTTAATCGCGATCGATATCAGGTTTTACGTAAGTGGTATCGGACGGTCACTGGTGGTCAGTACGCGTCTAAGGAGCAGGCATTAGTTAGGAGATTTATTAGGGTTAATAATTATGTTGTTTATAATCAACAAGAAGCTGGGAAATACGAGAATCATACTGAGAACGCTCTTATGTTGTATATGGCATGCACTCATGCCTCTAACCCCGTGTATGCTACTCTGAAGATACGGATATATTTCTATGATTCTGTATCAAATTAATACAAAAGAAATTTTATTTCATGAGAGATCTCAACATCAATCGTGTTGTTTATTACATTGTACAATACATGATCTACAGCCTTAAACACGTTATTAATACAGATAACACCTAAATTATCTAAATAACGCAAAACTTGGGTCCTAAAGACCCGTAAGAAACGCCCAGTCTGAGGAGTTAAACTCGTCCAGATCCGGAAGGTTAGCCAACATTTGTGAAGTCCCAGTGCTCTCCTCAGGTTGTGGTTGAACCGGATCTGGATTGTTATTATGTCGTGGTTCCGGAAGAATGGTCGGTCCAGGTGGCTTAGGATCCTGAAATAGAGGGGATTTGGAACCTCCCAGATATACACGCCATTCATTGCTTGAGCTGCAGTGATGGACTCCCCTGTGCGTGAATCCATGGTTGTGACAGTTGAGGCTGACGTAATACGAGCAGCCGCAGTTAAGGTCCACTCGTTTTCTGCGGAATGCTCTCCTCTTGGCTATTCTGTGTTGGACCTTGATTGGTACCTGAGAAGAGTGGCTCTTGGAGGGTGATGAATTTTGCATTCTTGATGGCCCACTGCTTGAGTGCAGAATTCTTTTCTTCGTCCAAGAATTCTTTATAGCTGGAATTGGGCCCTGGATTGCAGAGGAAGATTGTTGGGATTCCGCCTTTAATTTGAACTGGCTTTCCGTATTTCGTGTTTGATTGCCAATCCCTCTGGGCCCCCATGAATTCTTTAAAGTGTTTCAAATAATGCGGATCTACGTCATCAATGACGTTATACCAAGCATCGTTTGAATAAATTTTAGGGCTTAAATCCAAATGCCCACATAAATAATTATGTGGGCCTAATGATCTGGCCCATAAAGTCTTCCCTGTCCGACTATCGCCCTCGACGACAATACTATTAGGTCTATATGGCCGCGCAGCGGCACTCTTCACATTCTCAGACACCCACTCTTCTAACTCCTCAGGGACTCTATCAAACGAAGAAGACAAAAAAGGACTAACATAAACCTCTAATGGAGGTGCAAAAATCCTATCTAAATTTGATTTTAAATTATGATACTGGAAAATAAAATCTCTTGGGAGTTTCTCCCTAATAACATTTAAAGCAGCTTCAGCAGACCCAGAATTTAATGCCTCAGCTGCAGCATCGTTAGCTGTCTGTTGACCTCCTCTAGCAGATCTTCCATCGATCTGAAATCGACCCCATTCGACGTAATCTCCGTCCTTCTCGATGTATCTCTTGACATCAGAGCTGGATCTAGCTCCCTGGATGTGCGCATGGAATTGGGAGGAGGTGTTGGGATGAGTGACATCGAAATGTCTCTCATTTCGGAACTTGGCTTTACCCTTGAATTGTATGAGAGCATGGAGATGCAGAGACCCATCTCTGTGTTTCTCTTGTGCAACCCTAATGAACAGTTTCTCAGATGGACATGAAATGTTTTTAATGAGCTCGAGCATCTGTTCTTTTGGAATGGGGCATTTTGAATAAGTGAGGAAAATGTTTTTAGCGCTAACTGAAAACCTATTTATGCGAGGCATGTTTGACCGGAAGTGTCCCCAATTGACCACCCTCTCTAAAACTCAGGGAATTGGGGACACTGGGGACGCATTTATACTAGTGTCCCCAAATGGCATAATCGTAATTTTTGGATCTGAAATTCAAATCTGGCTCGCCACGTGGACCTCACCGTTGCCATCCGATTATAATATT